GGTGCTGGAGACAGTGGTAGTGAATTTATGGGACCTGCATTTGGAAGCACTGATCTTAATGCGTTCACACTCAGATATTCCTTGGCAGCTAAGTAATTATGGCAGAAGAACAATATTCCTCGCAGATAAAACTTCAAACTTGTGTCCTGTTTAGTGCAGATGGTTCTAAGAAAGAGCCATTGACATCTGACATGATTGCATCTTTTACAGTCTATGAAAATCTTCTTTCTCCTTTCATGGCTGCTGAAATAATTATTAGTGACTCTAAAAATTTATTGAACGGATTTCCTATTCAGGGTGGAGAAAATATTGAAATTAAAGTAAAAACAACATTCAGTGAGAAACCAAAAGAATACAAATTCAAAATATATAAAATTTCTGGAAGAATTGTAAAAAATAAGAAACAACTTTATATGCTTAGTTTAATTTCAAGCGAAGCATTATTAAATGAGGCAGTTAGAGTTCAACAAAAATTAGAGGGAAATCCAGAAGCTATTTGTAAAAAACTTTTAGGAGATGAATTTTTAAAAAGTACAAAAGATTTTTATTCAGAACCATCTAGATTTGAAATTAAGATGAATGCTTGTAGGCAGAGACCATTTGATATCATTGCTAAATTGATCTCAAAATCAGTATCATCTAAAACTGATTATGCAGGATTGAATAGTGTTAATACTTCAGAAACTGCACAACAAATTAAAGGCAGTGCAGGATTTTTCTTCTGGGAAACTCATAGAGGATTTAATTTTTTCTCAGTTGATGCTCTATGTGATGTATCTGAAAATGGCAAATTCATTTACAAAGAAAAAAAGAATGGTAAAGAAGTGCCAAGATTACAATCACAATCATGGGGTCCTTATAAAGAAGGAGTTGCTAATACACAAATTTCTGGAGATCAGAGATTCTTGATTGAAAATGTTGTTTTTAGTTCAGAAGTTGATTTAATGAGTTCTTTGAGACATGGAAAGTATTCAACATTAATGGTATTTTTCAATTACTCTACTGGTCAGTATGAAGAATACGTGTATAAGATAAAAGATAGTTATGATAACATGGCACACTTAGGTGGTCAAGAAAGTGTAGCATTGGTTCCTGCAAATCAAGTAGAACTGTCAGATTTTCCTACTAGAATTATGTCTATGGTATTAGACCATGAATCATGGTATAATGATCCTGGCATTGCAAATCCCGAAGATCCTCAAGCTGAGGATCCAACAAAATTTGCAGATTGGCAGAAGTTTTATTCTGCACAATCAACTGTCAGATCTGATCTTTTAAAGAATCAAGAAGCAGCAATTCAAATTCCTGGTAATCCCGACATTTGTGCTGGAGATAAAATTACCATCCATTTACAAAGTAAAATATCGGATGCCCTTAAGAATAAACAGCCATTAGATGAAGAAAGTAGTGGTGTTTATCTTGTCAAGGAAACAACACAGTCCTATAATTTTATGGAAGGATCTACAGGAACATTAAAAACCACGCTAAGATTGTTTAGGGACTCTTACGGAATGACTGATGTCCCTTCCAATCACGGCAATAAATAAATCAGGAGGTAACTACCTATGGAAAGCATTGAACAACACATAGCAAAAGATAAAGAGATCCTTCAAGATCCTACAACTAATCCACAAATGCGTCGCCACATTGAGGTTGAACTGCATGAGTTGGAAGAATACGCAGAGCATCATAAGAAGGAAATTGCTGCTGGAGATCACCACGATCCTAACTGCATTGAACTTTTTTGTGATCAACACCCAGATGAACCAGAGTGTCTAATCTACGAAGACTAATATGGATGATGCATTATCAAGACTGATGCCAACTCAGAGAATCGGTAATGACGGATTCTCTTGGTGGGTAGGTCAGGTAGAAGGAACCGCCAGCGATGAAGAAAACAACAAAGGCGGATACCGTTATAAGGTAAGAATTGTAGGAGATCATCCTAAATCTAGGACGATTCTTGATACAAAGGACTTGCCTTGGGCTACCGTGATGATGCCAGTGACTGTGCCATTTATGCCAGGTAATATTGGCGGTGGTCATCCACAATTAGTAAAAGGATGTTGGGTAACAGGATTTTACATAGACAATGATAGACAAAAACCCATTATTATGGGTTCTATTGGACAAACACCAGGTTCTACGTCTACCATTACCAATGTAAATCCTAATGATGATGAAGCATTTGTAACAGGTGTAAGATCTGGAAATCTATCTCCAAACCCTACTACAGATGGTAAAGAGGGAAAGGACGGTAAAGCTAGAACTGGTGGTGGACTCTCTGATGGAACAACTGATGGAAATGATGATCAGAGAGTAGATCCAGGAACAAAGAAAATAACTGGAACACAATACGAAGATTGGTGTCAACTTACAGCAGAGAAATGCAAGAATGTTGATCTAAAAACACAAATGACCAGTATTATTGGTCAACTCTTGTATGACATTCAACGTAGTAACGGAAATATTGGTTCATACTATACCAGTAAAATTACAGGTGAGCTCAATAATTCTATTAGTGATGCAAGAGGATATGTAAACAAAGCAGTAAAAGTAGTAAGAGAGTTTATTGGTAGAGTTAAAGGTTGGATTACAACTAAAATCCAAGACGCAGTTAATGCATTAGTAAAAGCAGTCCTAAGACCAGGTGAATCTGGAAATGTATTGACACCTATCACAGAGTGGTTTAATAATATTCTGAAAGACTTAGGTTGTAAGATGGCAGACCTAGGTGAGAGACTAGAGGCATGGCTGACAAACCTCATAATGAGTTTTATTAATAACATCTATCGTAATGCAATTTGTCAGATTGATGAATTCGTAAATGGTATTATCTCAAAAATTTACCAGTTGATGAATGAGTTATTCAATAGTATTCTAGGTCCTCTACAAGATATCCTAGGTGCTATTGCTGCTCCACTTAACATGATTGGACAAGCAATTAATTATATTCTTAGATTATTAGGTATCACCTGCTCAGGACCTGACCAAACTTGTAGTAGGTATAAGAAAGTCTGTACTGATGGATCTAAAGAGGATGATGAAGATGATGAGGATTTCTTAGATAGACTTTTAAGTAAGATTGATAATCTATTTGGTGATACTCCTGCTGATTATACACAGTATGTTTGTGATGAAGCATATACTGGTAGACCATTAGTAGTCACAACAATTGGATTTGCTGGTGGAGTTCCATTACCACCGTCAGCACCAACAAAGAAACCAAAAATTATATACAACATTAATGATATTAGCGTTACTGAAGGTGATGTTGCAAAGTTTGTTGTATCCAGAAATGGATTTGTTGAAATCGCTTCTTCCGTACAGTTTAAAACAATAAGCAATCAAGGAAGTGCAACTGCTGGAACTGATTATCTTCCTGCAGATACTATTGTTGGATTTGCTCCCAATGAAACAGAAAAAACGATTGAGATTCAGACTCTAGTAGATAGTGAAAAAGAATCTGATGAAACATTCTTTGTTAAACTTACCACTAATTCTCCAGTTGATAATAGTGAAGTAGTTACAAAATATGTAAAAAATATTGGTAAGTGTGTTATCACTGAGGAAGATATTAAACAACCATATGATCCATACAAACCACAACCTGTAGATCCATTTGAACCAATTCCTGATCCTCCTACAGATGATCTTCCGACAGATCCAAATGTGCCAGATGTTCCTGTAGATGATGGTGATGGTACTCTTGAATTACCTCCTTCATACAGTGTCATTGCAAATAGAACGACATGTCCAGAAGGTGAATTCATTATATACACAATTACTACAACAAACGTAGCTAATGGAAGTATACTTTACTATAATTTAAGTGGAAATAGTATTACGTCTTCTGATATTATTGGTGGATCATTAGCAGGTCAATTCATTATTAACGACAATACATCAAAAGTAACAGTTGGTATTGCTGAAGATAATGAGATAGAAGACATTGAAACACTTACTTTTTCTATTACAGGAAAAGGAGCATCTGTAGATGTATTGATTATAACTGATAGTGATCAAAGTATTGGTGATCTTGACGATGGACTTGGTGATACACCAGAAACAGTATTTGAGGAGTTTAGACAACCTACTGCAAAACCACCCATCACTGATGATACAGGTGGTATTATTGAGATTCCTATTGATGATCCTGGCGATGCTTGGGCAGAACCACCTATTGTATTTGTTGGTGGTGAAGGAACAGGAGCCACAGCAGTTGGATTGTTAGATGGAAATGGATTCCTGACAGAAATCAGAGTTCAATCACCTGGTTTTGGATATAAGAAAAATCTTGCATCTGATAATGATGTGAGGTGTATTATTGATTCGTTTACTATCTTGAGACCTGGCATTGGATATACTAGTGTTCCTGATATGTACGTCAATGGAGAACTAGGAATTGCTGAGGCAGTTATTGATGTTGATACTGGATTTGTTGTTGGTGCTCGTATCTTAAACAGAGAACTTACATTTGCTAAGTTCCCTGCTATTGATATTGTTGGAGGTGGTGGTTATGGTGCCAAACTATTACCGTCTCTAGCATGTCTAGATACAACAGCACTAAGTACTATTGGTTCTACCAAGATTGGCACTGGTAAATATATTGATTGTCCATAATGACCAAAGCTGCTAAGACATATCCAAATACCATATTTAAACAGACGACTCCTGATGAAACACAGGAGTTGAATGGTTCTCCTAGGTTCCAGACATGGTACAAAGGTTATCTAACTAAGTCTGAAATCTATGAAAGGATGATGCCTGATGGATTAACCAAGGCGTTGAGGATTGACGGTCCTGACTCAGGTGGTGCTACAATTGTAATGAACAGTAAAGGTAATTTAAAATTACTTACAGGAAAAAGAAATGATACTGCTGGTAGTGGAACTTTAGATATCAAGACATATGGTTGTAATCAACTTCATAATGGCAGAACAAATATTCAATATAATGAAGGTGGCACAGAGAATGAGGGACAGGCAGTTAATGTTCTCTGCTATGGTGATTATGTTGAACAGAGTATTGGAAGTACGAGATATATTAAAGCTGCTAAAATTGAGATTACTGCTACAGAAGAACTTGTATTAAATGGTCAAACAGTTAAGATACAAGCACAAGGTGATATTGAGATGGCCGCGGCTGCAATTGTGTCAGCACAGGTAAACAAGAAAGATATTATCATTGGACAAAAGATGTCATTTGGTGCTGGTGAGGATACTGACATGCAGTTTGATCCTAGAGCATCTAAGAATATTGTTTCACCTGGCAATGTCAATCATAAAGTTCTTGGTGACTATAAGATCAAGAGTTTGCGTAACATGAGTGTTAATGCTGTCACTGGATTGTTCATGAGTTCTCCAGCAACCACTACTATTCAAGGTCTAGGAGGAATGATAATGAATGGTCCTGGCGGTATGAATCTAAAAGGAGCAAAGACCAGTATTGAAACTGCTGATCTAGATCTCAAATCAGCCAAGACTAGCTTTGAAACTGCTGACTTTGACGTTAAATCTGCCAAAGTGGATCTCACTGGTACAGCAGATGTTTCTATCACTGGTGCTAACGTCAGGATCACTGGTGCATTAATTTACCTTAACTAACTATGATTTTTTGGATTGGATTTTTTATCATGTTCTTTAACGAAGGATTCGTTATGATGAGACATGTATCGCCTTGGGCTGCAAAGCAAAGGCAGAACCTAATAGACAAATATGGTCAGGGATGGCAGACATTTCACGGTATGCTTGATTACTTGTGGGTCATCCTTATAACTCTAGGATTTATATTTTCACCTCATAAAGGTAGTCATTTATACATCTTCATTTGCTTCTGGTTACTATCATTTTTACTAATATATCTACCTCAAATAAGAGGTGTTTATCTAAACAATCAAGGAACAAGATAAGTATAACTTATATTAATAGTAAGATATACTCATTAAAAAAGGGTTGACTTTTCGGAAAAACCCTGATGAATTACTCACAGGCAATTGGGGATCACCTAATTGCAATGTAAACTCTATAGAGGAAAATTTCAAATGGTTAAAACTGCTTTTGCTGCCCTTGCAGCTGCTTCTGCAATGGCTGCACCCGCTGCCTTTGCAGGTCCTTACGTCAACGTTGAGGCAAACTCTAGTTGGACTGGCTCTAACTACACTGGAACTAACACAGATCTTCATGTTGGTTGGGAAGGTGATCTTGGCGAAACTGCTTCTTATTATGTCCAAGGTGGCGCTACAGTGATTTCACCTGACGCAGGTGAAGCAGACACAGTTCCTTCTGGTAAGGCAGGTATCGGTGTTGGTGTTACTGATGCACTTGGTCTTTATGGCGAAGTCTCTTTCGTTGGTTCTGGTGCTGACAACGTTGATCGTGGTTACGGTGCTAAGT